ATCAAACGTCGGCGAGTTAATATTCATTGTTTCTTCTACTTTGCCGTAAGATGCAGCAAAGATGTCAGCTCTCATATCTTTATAATCACGAACTCTCGATTCAAGATCAATACGTTCTATCACTGTATCTGAATCTCCATCGTCTGGAAGAATACCGAGTGGTTCTACTAATCCATTTGGTATTGTATAATTAGCTACACCCTCAACAAATAATGGGGGTGGTGGTTCTTCAATACTAAGTGGCATCACTCCAATTCGTGAATTAGTCGACGTTAATTCTAAAACAACTTGACCGCCTAAAAAGAATCCAGCTGGATGCACGAACTTTTTATATAAATCTCTCCATGTACTTAATGGAATAGATGATTTAATAAGAACAGAAAATATTTGATATAAAGCACCGTTTTGAATATAGCGAAGCGATTCTGTTCCTATTTGTGATTCACTTACAATAAAAAGATTATTCTTTGGATATTCTATTTCAACATCTAATCCATAGAATGCTCTAAAAAATCCTTCTGCAGAATACCTTGTACCTTTGACTCTATAAAAATTTGCAAAATTACGAAGTACTTCACGCGGCTCACCAAAATATGTTGAGTTAGCTCCATCGGCAATCGATGCAAATATCTGCTCAATGTATTTTAAGTCAGTCGCTTCTAAATCATATAAACTATATAAATCTTGTAAGGCATCAATAGTTCCATCAGAATCCATATAATCATAATAACCTTCTAAAAAGGTAATTAGATTCGGATAAGCAGCAGCATAATATTGAGGCAGTACCTCTTTAATACTATATGACCGTAAATTTAAATTCGTTCTATTATAGTCTGGTACATGAGACATTTTAATATCCAGATGAAGGTATGCTTGGAGAACTTACATATGTATTAGGTGCACCAGTTGCAGATGAAGTTACGCCACTTGCGCCGCCAAGAGTAATTTCTGTTCGTTGTCTATCTACTACACTTGTAGCAAATGATGTACCTTCGTCTAAATCTAAAATATAACTTCGTAATGGTCTAATCGTAGATTGATTTGCAGGAGTTGCAGTTATTTTAACATAATTTGTACCAGCAGTAACAGCTGTTGGTGCAAATCCAGTTAAATTAACCGTGCCAGTTAATGGTTCATACGATCCAATGTTATCGATTTCAACATCACCTAGAGAGTTAATAATCTGTAGCTTAGTATCATTTAAAGCATTTCTAATAAAACAAACTTTATCATTAAAAATAAATGTAGACGACGTAACAACAAAAGCTGTCGGACTAGTTGCTAATTCTACTGGAAAGTATATTTTATATGATGTAGATTGTAATAGATTTGGAACAAATCGTTGTTGTAGATTTATTGATGCACGAGAGTTAAGAACAGCATCATTAATATCATCGATCTCTCCTAACATCTCAGATCTTCTAAATATTCCACCAAATTTTTTCAAATTATTATTAACATATGATTGCACTTGTGAGAAAACAATTGCCTCTGTTGATTTAACAGTTTGTCCAGTTAAATTTGGATCAAAGTTAAATGTTACAATAACTTCAAGAAATGTTGTTTGCGGATCTTCGAATACCGTATCAATAGAAAGAATAGAAAGATTATTTGATACATCTTGTACGATTGAGTTTTCAACCGCTGTTTTCTGTGCTTCAGTTGTACCATCTTCAAATACAAGAGACACATATACTTTACCAAAATCTGCTGGTACGTTATCTTCACCGCCCCATGCAATAGCATCTGTAACAGTTGAATAATTTCTTTGTATTACTGCACGGTAATCTTCAGCTGTTACAAGTCTTTGTTGTGCAGCAAAAGAGATAGGAGCGTTTTGTCGAATAGATTCTATCGATTGTCTTGCGCCGCCAACACCAGATGCAGCAACTGTAGTAACGCTTAAAGGATAATTGCCGATACCTTGAACATTTACCTGAGCTCCTGGAGCAAATGTAGAAGCATTATTAGCTGCTGCTCCTTGGCAAGACAAATATGTAACTACAATTTTATTACCAGCTGTCGGAGAAGTACCAAAAGATATTCCGTCACCAAAATTTAATTCGTAATAACCGTTAGGTGCTTCTGAGATTTGATAATAGCGTGACTGAGAATTAACATTTGTAGCAGTAGTAATTGGACTATAAGATATATACGAAGAGCTCGATGGTGTTTCATATACGTAAACTGCAGCAGTTCCAGTATCGATAGTTTCATCTTGAATAACATATAATTGACGTTCACCAACATCGCCTACAAAAAATGTTTTTTGTTTTTGTACGCCTTCAAATATCTGTATCGTACTTCCACCATTTTCATTTAAAAACTGATAGAAACCTTGACCGTTATCTGTAGCTGTATAATCTTCTAACGTTTGAAAAGTATATGTCACATCATCAGCATCAGCAGTAAATGTATATCCAGCACCTAATACAATAGAGCTAGGTCGATTTACGACGCCGGCAAGATTCATAGTTAATTGTACTTCAGCTCTTGATGCCGTACGAGATCTTGGTACATATCCCAGGGTAGCAGCATGAGATACTACAGAACTTCTTAATTGCGCAGTCGTAAGAAATGATTCGTTTAAAGCGAAGTTAGCAGTCAATGCATTGTAATGTGTATTATATGCAAGTACATCTAAGATATTAGAAAGACCTGACGCTTCAAAATTATAGTCTTCAAATTCTGGTTGTTTTGCAAGATATGTTTTCAAAGAGTTTTTGATAGCATCAAAATCTAATTGAGTATTTTGTACTGTAGTTGCCATATTATCTCAGCCTTGATAAAGATGTGGTTACAGTAACAAGTTCGCCGACATTTGCGATACCGAATCGAACTGTTACATCTATTGCGTTATTATCTGGATTATCTGATACATCTATTTTGTCTATTATTGCTCTCGGTTCGTAATTATTAATAGAAGCAACAATAGCTTGTTCTATTTCAAAAGATGTACCATCATCCATGTTTTCAAAAAGTGCATCACCAATTCCACCACCAAAATTAGGTAGGAATGGTTTCTCTCCTGTTCCGGTCGTTAATATATTTTTTACCGCTTGCTTTACAGCAGCGGCATCAACTTTCTTAAATATATCTCCGTTTGTCTTTGCATTAAAAGAAAGATCTATGTCTACATAATTTTTAGACCTAGAAGTTACAACACTAGATGTTGATAAGTTTCCGTCTTCTACTGCAAAGGCTCTTGTTGCTGGCATAATTTATTCCAAATAATTTGTACTATTTATAATGTTTAAGCGAGGATTTCTACAAGTTCCCCTGTAGTTTGTACTGATCCGTTATATCGTGTTTCTAATTGTTTACTAAAGTTTCCTTTATAAGTTGAATCAACTTCTGGCATTTGTAATATCACATGACATTCTAGAGATCCATCAACATTATATCGATCATAATCTAATATAATTTTTTCATATAATAAACTATCTTTCCAATAAACGGCTAAATCAAACATAGAAGCGTGATCAGGTATACCGGCACGATTGATTAATTGATATACAACTACACGTCCTTTTGTTGCTAAATCATTAAGACCGCCTGAAACAAGATTTTCTTCCGGACCTTTTTTATATAGACCTTCTACTACAATTAATCGTTTTTCTGAAAACTGACCTAAATCAGTATTGACTGTATTCATTGCCATGGCTTGTAGATATAACTGACGTGCAATCTGTAATCTCTCAGCATCATCAGTAATATGATTCATATTTGTTTTTTCGCCTACACCACCTAAAAACTTTCCTATTGAAACGCCTCTAGCTAGCTTCGTACCGGAAGATATGAACGGAGCATTATTTGGGTTATACAAAGGATCTGGTACAATCTTTTTAATACCAGGATTTGGTTTGTAATATGAATTATAAAAATTAAAATCACTCATTCGTATGCTCCATTAGGACCAATGATAGTAGTATTTTCTACTACAGTTGGATCATTACTAGCAGTTCTACCTATTTTACTTGGAATACCTTTACCTAAAGATTCTGCATTTAATTTGTTTTCAGCTACTTGTTTTGCTGTAAATTCTTCATTATTTCTATTATTATCATCTCTCATTTTAGATCTAATTTCACCGGTTGTTAATGGTCTATCGCTTACTCCACCAGACAAAGTAGTTTGATTAATTAATCCTTTTAATTCATTTTCTGGATCTGTTTTTACATCTCGTATACCATATTCAGACGCTAGATATATAAGTGCAAAGTCTGAATTAGGTAAAGCAGTAGAAGTTGTATCATCTGAAAGTGGATTACTAGGATTATCAGTGATTGACCCTGCAGATCCTTGAGAGTTTTCACTATATCCTTGAGATTGTGTAACAGTTGAAGTTGTAGCGGTTCCGTCTAGGTCTCCTGTAAATGTTGGAGCAGTCATATTATTTGTAGCAATAATATCTGATGCTCGTATAGTATGGACATTAATTGTACCTGATCCGCCTGCACCATCACCAACAAAAAGTGTATGACCAGCAAAAATGTTACGAGCATACATAATTGTTTCTTCACTGCCGATTGTTCCTTCCTCGCCAATGACCGTTAACCTATTTCCAAAAATATTTGTATCAGGTGAGGTTAGATTTTGTCTAACTTGTGACGTTATTTGCTGTGCTCCTGATGAGAAGATTCCAATATCACCTTCGACTGATTGTGTAAAATTACCCTTGACCGCATGTGTATAACCACCAAGAGTTAGATCTGTTTTTGATTCTAAGACTGTAGTATACTGGTGACCTTTGACGGTTAAGTTATCTTGAAGTGCAATGTTGCCCTTACGCGCTCCATCTATCTCTGAGATATGATCACCTGTAATAATTTGTAGT